TTTTGATTTAATTTTGTTTTTTTTAATTCACTCATAAAATAATTTATTAATGGATGTTCTCGTTTTAAATCATGAGTTTTACTAAATATTAAAATATCTTCAGTGAATGAAACCATATTTCTTTTTACCCCGAGAGCATTTGCAAAGTCATTTTTTTTCCAAATTGCCCTATAATTAAATGGAATGTTAGGAATCGACTTAGTTATAAGATGCGTCGTATACTGACTTTGACTAAACAATATCATTTTACCATTTTTTCTTAATATTCTATTAGCTATATTAAATATATTAATTGGATTAATAGCTTTATCCCATTTTTCAGAAGTGTTTAGTTTTGTGTAATTACCAGAGCTTTCTTTCATTTTTATAATCCCATAAGGTAAATCAGTTAGTATTAAATCAACACTACCACTTTTTATCTTATCACTTTCAATTAAGCAATCACCATTATATAATTTCATTTTCATCTACTCCACCACCTTATATTTTACTAATACTTTACCTTTTTCATTAACTGTTTTGCATTTCATACATACAAATATCTTACTACCTGCATATAACATTATAGTTCCACATTTACATTTCATTTTGTTTTCTCTCTTTCTATTATTTGTAAAATTATTTTATTCATTACATCTGTATTTTCTTTACAGTATGTATTATCTTCAGATAAACTCTTTTGATACTTTTTAATTACTTCCTTCACATCGTCCAACTGCTTTTTATATGTGTCACGTTCTTTTGTAATGTCGTGATATACTAATTCAATAGTTTCTTTTGCTATATCATCGAATCCAATAATAGGTTTATAACCTGAATTATCCATTTTAATATCTAGCAACATTCTTAACCTTTTGTCTTGTTGTTGCAACTTTCTAATCGTATGTATTCCATTATCTATGCATTCTGCAATTCTCATATTTTTATCTATCATATTTCTATCTCGTAGTGTTTTTAAATCATCCAATACAAGTGTTATTGTTTTTTCTTCCATATTATTCTCCTTCTTCTAAATAAGTTATTACCATTGGACCATCGAAACCAAATTTCTTATCACTTACAAATATATCTATCTTGTTTTCATTTTTCATTGAACGACCACATAAATCCAAAGCAATAGCTTCATAAGTAACACCTTTAACTGTTATAAATAATGTATCATACAAATCAAAGTATGCCGTTTCTGTATGTTTATAGTTCCAAGCGTTACATATTCCACGTCTTGATATTACACAATAATTCATAGCTGTTGCCACTACTACTTTACCTTTATAAACATACCAACCCATATCATTTATCTTAAAGTTATCAGTTGATAATCCACTAGCAGTAGTATCTGTTGAGCCTGTGCCATCTCCTGTATGGTAATAGGTAGCTCTAACAAGTTTCGTTGTGTAGTCCTGTCCTATGCCTTGTTTAATAGCGTTATCTATCTCGTTTTGTTTGTTAAGTTCCTCTTGTTCTTCTCTAGTTTCTACACGTTCTATCAAGTTTTCAACTTTGATCTCAACAGCTTTAACAAAGTAAGTAAGCATTGTTGTAGGTAATAAGATAGCAATTATAAATACTATTATACCTAACTTCGCTGTAGTTCTCATTTTCTTTCTAGGTTTCTTATTGAAAAATCTTACTTCTCTTTTGTTAAACATTATTATTCATCTCTTTTATATATTCTTTATAGGTTATTAATCCTCGTTTTGTTAATTTTTTAATTATTCTCATTTGTTGTCTGCGATTACGTTTTATTTTTATTTTTAATATTGCTAATTTTAAATTATTTCTTAATATTTTGATTTTATTAAACATTATTCCCACCCTAGCTCTTCTATTTGTTTTTGGATTGCTTTATATTCTTCCATATTTAAAGACCCATAGTTAAATTTTCTATAAACCACTATGAGTGTTTTATTATCTTCATTAAATTCAATTCTTCTCCAATTAAAGCTTTCATTCTCTTTTTCTATTTGAAAAGCTAATTCTTTAAATGACCATTCCACTTTTCTATACCCTAACTCCTCAAACATTTCTTTTGCTGTCATATTACATATACCTACTTTCCATCATTTCTTCATAACACGGTTTACATAATTCACCATCAACTAAATTGTCGTGAATTGCAAGTTCATCATTAGTAAATAGTTCGCCACATTGTTCACATTGAAATTTTACTGCTTCTGCTCTGTCGTTTGCTTCTTTTAATTCTTTAGCGATAGCTTGTATAACCTTTATGATCTCTTTACTCTTTTCTATTTCTATGATAGTTGATTTTATTAATCCGTCTGCAATTTTAGTATTCATTTTGATCCTCCCTCATCTATAGCCCAACTTATCATACCAATTTGTCCTTTAGTTAATTCTATTTGAAATGCTAATGTTTTGTTTATTCCTCTACCCAGATGGGCTTTCTGTTTGTAGAGTTTCATTTGTAATGTAAATAGTTTCTTTTTCAATTCTTCTACCGTTCTCACATTTACCAACCTTTCTTATTTCTGATTTTCTAAAAATGTAACTTGTTCGCATATATTTGTATATTGTTTAAAACTCATTTCTGCTCTACCAGTTTCAAGTTTGAAGTAATGACCTCTAGTAACTCCTAAATGTAATCCAGCTTGAATACCTGTCATCTTAACAGCCTTTCTTCTATCACGTAATTCTTTTAAGTTTTTCTCAACTTGTAATTTATAATTCATTGTTTGCCCTCCTTTTTATTTTTTCCTGCTTGATATACTTTTTCTAATAATTCTTTTAGTTTCCATATAGCTATGTCGTGAAAATCTAATTCACCGTCAAATCTAGTTTCTAATGTTTCTATGTTTAATATTTCCTTAGTAAATTTTTCTATTTCTTTATTCATTGTTTAACCTCCTTTTTCTAAACCTAGTATATCTCTAAACGATACACTTGTCAAGAGTTAATTTTACTATTGCATAAAAAAAGAAGAATTATTTTCTTCTTATTTGTCTATACGCCCATTTTAATGAGGCTCTTATTGTAAATGTTTTTCTTGCGTTCTTATATATTCTTATAAAGTCTTTCATTTAATTAACATATTCCCATTTATACCCATAAGCAGTTCCTTGTTCATTTCTACAAACATGATTAATATTTCCGTAAGGTTTATTTAAATAATCCGAAGCTTCTTTGGCACAAGAAAATTCTTTTATTATTTTATTAGATTTTTTTTCTATCATGTATACCTGTTTTGCTTTCGGATTAGTTCCGCCTTTTTTGCTAGGGTAATTACCTTTCTTTACAGAATGACGAATATTATCTTTATGAGTTAATACTTCTAAATTTTCTAATCTATTATCGTTTCTAATACAGTTGATATGATTCACTTCCATATGCTTTGGAATGCTCCCTATAAAAACTTGATATACAATTCTATGAACATAAAAAGTTTTCACTCTTTTATTTAAATATAATCCACAAGTTGCGTATTTTTTATATGATAAATTATCACTATGTATATAACCATTCTTTACAGTTTTAATTCTTCCTGTGTTGCTAATTAAATATTTTCCGCTGAAATCATATTTTTGATTGTTACATTCAAAGACAACGTCTTTCCATACTTCTTTCATATTCTCGACCATTCTCTCGACCAAAAGATAGATAAGAGACAAGTGGTCGAGTACTTATCCCTTAGCATAATTATAACATAATTATTTAAAAACTACAAGTGATTTTGAAGATCTGACATCAATGTGTGAAAAGTTTGTATATATACCTAATCCAGTAATACCTAATTTCTTCCAGTCTGATTTAATAAATGCTTGAACCTTACTAGGTGCTATGCCCGAAACTTTAAAATCTATTGCTTTTCCAAGTAAATGTTGCGACTTACTTGCTCCGCCTATTTCCTTATTATAGGCAACCCCCCTATAAGCCGAAGTTACTGTTATAGGTTTACCGAAGTAATCTCTAATCATTTGAATAGCACTAACTACTTTCATATCAAGTTTAAGATATTCTAGTCCGTCATTTTGCATAAACTCATTAATTTTGAACGACCTTACTATAGATAGGTCTTTATTAACCCATTTAAACTCTTTTAAGCCGTCTTTAAACAATTCTAGTCCTACGCTACCTTTTGGCAGTAACTCTTTAATATGGCTCGCTAAACTATCGTTATCAAGTTGTAGTTTTTCTATCTTTGTATGTAATGCTAGAATATCTTTTTCCTTTTCTAACACTTCATTTTCTAAATCAATTACTTCTTGGTTCTCATCAACTGTTTTTATAAAAAGATTTCTAACAAAGTCTAATAACTCTTTCATTATTTATTCTCCTTTTTTAAATTTTGAAGCAGATATTCCTAGTAAAGCACCTAAGAACATATCAATAGCAACGATCGTTCCAACAACTTCTTCTGCTAGTGGGAAACTCCATAACTGAGCCAAAGCAAAATACAAAGTTGCTATCGCTGGTAAAACTATTTGTGCTACAAACTTTAATACATCATACATTTTATTACTCATATTACTTACCTCTTTCTTTGTAAACAGATTTTATGTAACCCATTTCTGTCTTAACATAACTGTTGCCTCCGTGTTTAATATACTTATCAAAACACTCAAATATATTTTTAAACTGAACTGTTGATTTCTTTTCTTTATTACGCAAGTCATTAGCAAAGTCAACAATCCTAGCACGAAGCCTACTCTTTTCGTTATCTGATATGTCGTCCTTTATTTCCTGATGTTGTGTTTCATTTTCCTTTTTTATACCATCAAGTTTAGTATGTATTTCCTTACTAAATATTTGTTTAAGTTTAGTAAACGCTGCTGTCTTAGGTATAAAGGCTTCAACTACGGAAGCACCCCCAAATATAAATATGATTGTTAATAGTAAATGATCTGTTACGGTTAGTGCTGCCATAGTATTA